CGGTTCAGTAGCGGCAGAGACTTACCTTGATCCTTCAACAATTCCAGCGATCCAAGAAGCCAGCCTAATGATCTCGATCGACATCTGGCAGAGCCGCCAAGCACCTTCAAGCGGTGGCGTTACAGTTGACGGATACGCTCCTAGCCCTTACCGCATGGGTAACACTTTACTTGCTCGCGTTCGTGGCTTGCTTGCACCTTACCTAGATCCGCGTTCGATGGTTGGCTAACCATGACCGCAGCCATATCCACACTCAGAGCCACTATCGCAGCCGCGCTGGTCGATAATGCGCTTTGGTCAGTATTCTCGTTCCCACCGGCAACACCGATCGCTAATAGCATCGTTGTAAGCCCTGCCGATCCTTATGTGACTCCAAATAACAACAGCCATAACACGATCGCGCCTTTAGCCAATTTTAATCTTAATGTATTCGTGCCTTTGCTAGACAATGAAGGCAACCTAAATGGAATTGAAGAAATGCTAGTTGCGATGTTTAACAAACTAGTAGCTTCTTCTATCGTCTATAATGTGGGAGATGTGAGCGCACCAAGCGTTCTCAATGCTGCATCGGGCGATCTTTTAACCTGCTCAATGCAGGTTTCAGTCCTAACGAGTTGGAGTTAAACCATGTCCGAATGGGAAAAAGAGCAAGAAGCCTTCCTGATTAAGATCGGGCAGGTCACACCAGCAGCACCTAAACCAGCAACTAAGAAAGATGAGGAATAACCTAAATGGCTGTATTTCTAAATAACAACGTAGGCGTAAAGGTTAACTCAGTTGATCTTTCTGACCACGTAACATCAGTAACACTTAACCGCACTTTCGATGAACTCGAAGTAACAGCAATGGGTGACTCAGGCCACAAGTTCGTTAAAGGCTTGGAAGCATCATCAGTCACTATTGACTTCCTAAACGACACAGCATCAGCAAATGTTCTAGCAACTTTGCAGGCTGCTTGGGGAACTTCAGTTACCGTTGTCCTACTTCAGACAAAGGGAACAGCAGTTTCAGCAACTAACCCACTTTACACAATGACTTGCTTAATCAACAACACAACCGATATCAACGGTGCAACTGGCGATCTAGGCACACAGTCACTAACTTGGACAGTTAACGGCACAGTAGCCGTTGCAACAACTGGCACATTCTAATAACTAACTAAGGGGCAAAAATGGCAAAACTAAAGGTAACAAGGGCAGACGGAAGCGTTAACGAATACCAGATCACTCCGGCGATCGAGTATGCCTTCGAGCAATATGCAAAGAAGGGCTTTCATAAAGCCTTTAGGGATGACGAAAAGCAGAGCGATGTTTATTGGCTTTGCTGGGAGTGTATTCGTAGGTCGGGTGAAACCGTTAAACCCTTCGGAGAAGCGTTCTTAGAGACATTGACGCGAGTCGAGGTTCTCGATGACGACCCTTTGGAGTAACGCGAGAGTCCTTCACCTATCTCGTTGCGAGACTATCGCTCGAGACTGGACTCTCGCCCCAAACTTTAATTGAACTAGATCACACAATGTTCAGGACTTTACTTCAAGCCCTGAAAGACAGAGCAAAGGAGCAAGCGGATGCCTACAAGCGTACGAGGCGCAAATGATCTCCGCAAAGCACTCAAGAAGTTTACTCCCGATCTAGCCAAAGAAACTCAAAAGGAACTAGCCGCATTTCTTAAGCCAGTAATTAGAGATGCTCGTGGGTTTATCCCAAGCAATGAGCAAGTGCCTAGCGGTTGGCTAGTAGGCAAACAAAAAGGCAAGTGGGAACGCGTAGCCTTTGACTCTGGCATTGCCAAGCGTGGGATCAAATATAAGACAACTCCAAGCAAGGTTAACCGCTCTGGTTTTAGAGCATTGGTTTCTATCGTCAATAAATCCGCTGCCGGTGCTATCTATGAAACTGCTGGCCGTAAGTCTGGAATTACTGGCCGTTTCACGCCGCGCCTTAATGGTCAAATTGTCGGTGCTGGTCAAAAGATGCAAGGCCGCGCAATGTTTAGGGCTTGGGCGCAGGATCAAGGCAAAGCAAAAGGTTATGTGTTGCAGGCGATCTTTAATTCTGCCAAAAAGTTTAATGCTAGAACTGGGGTCAAATGATAAACAATGAAGCCTTGAGAGTTGATATTGCTTCGGAGTTCGTTGGCGCTAAAGCGTTCAAGGCAGCCGACACAGCCACAGTCAGACTCCAAAAACAGGTTAACTCACTAGCAAAGTCTTATCTCGGTTTATATGGCGCTCAACGCTTGGCTTATGGTCTAGTCAACTCAGCTAAAGCATTTGCTGCAGATGATAAGGCTGCTCGCGTATTAGGTCAGACTCTCAATAACTTAGGGCTTGGCTTCGGGCAAAATGCGGCGATCGTTAACGACTATATTTCAAACCTTGAAAAGCAAACTGGCGTACTCGATGACGAGTTGCGCCCAGCAATGGATCGCTTACTTCGTGCAACTGGTTCAATTACTAAATCTCAAAAACTTCTTAACCTTGCGCTAGATATTTCCGCCGGAACAGGCAAGTCACTTGCCCAAGTAACCCAAAGCCTACAAAAGGCATATCTCGGGCAAACCCAGTCACTTGGGCGCTTAGGCGTTGGTTTATCTAAGGCAGAACTTACTTCCGCATCATTTGAGGAAATTCAAACTCGCTTGGCAGTTCTGTTTGAAGGTCAGGCTTCAATGGCGGCAGACACTTATATTGGCAAAATGAATAAGTTAACTGTCGCTGTTAACAATGCAAAAGAAACTATCGGCAAAGGTTTATTTGAAGGCTTATCAGCCACAGGCGGCGGCGGAGCAAGTGGCTTTGATACATTCACTAAGGTCATTGACGTGGCTGCTAAAGGCGTTGCGTTACTTCTTAGCACTATGGGCAAGACAACTGGCGCGATCGCTTTATTTGCTCAAGGTAAAACAGGATCAGCAACAGACTTAATTCTTGGCCGTAAGCCAGCAGATCGTTCAGGGATCGTTCCTTCTATAGGCGCTGAACTCAAAAAAGCAGCAGCGGAAAAGGCGGCAGCCAAGGCAAGAGCTGCAATGGTTAAATCAACCAAAGCCCAAACTGCTGCTATAAAGGAACAGACCGCCCTGCAAAAGGCTGGAACGCTATTCGATCTCCAGCAGACTCAGATTATCGCTGCGCTAAAAGGTGAGATATCAGCCGATGAGCGCAAGCGCCTAGAATTGCAGTTGGCGATCCTTACCGGCAACACTTCAGAAGCATCCAAACTAGCTGGTGAACTTGCCAAATCTCAAGGACTATCACAACAACTAGCAGCGTACCTAGCAAGCCTTCCAGATGCCAAAAACCCATTTACAGCATGGAAGTCATATCTCGACATGATCGAGGCTCAGGTGCGCCGTATAACAACAGTAAGCCCTGCGCCAATTACTTCTATGGCTTCTGGTTATGGAGTTACCGGCACTCAGTATTCCTTGCCCAACGCTTCACAATTCACCAGCGCAGGCGGCGTGGATGTGACCGTCAATGTTAACGCTGGCTCAGTTATTGCTCAGGAAGGTCTAGTCGATGTAATCCGCGATAGCCTGTTGAATGACTCACTTCAGGCTAAGTTCTCAGCGATCTATCGCCAAGGCGGATTAGGGCAGTTTGGATAATGGCACTTCCAGCCCAGATTAGCGTTTCCTTCGACTTTACTTCAGGCGCTACTTTCGGCTATCCCTTTACCATTGGCGATGCCAAATACGGAAAACTTGGCACAGGCACTCTTGCATCTACAACCACTCCAGAACCAACGGTGGATCTAACTCCAGATGTTCGCTCGATCTCGATCAAGCGCGGTCGCAACATCATGCGCGACACTTACGAGGCTGGCACTTGCACCGTCAGAGTGCTAGATCCTAATTCTTACTTTAATCCGCAAAACACAGCCAGCCCTTACTATGGCTATTTAACGCCGCTTCGTAAGTTGCGCGTATCGGCTACCTATAACGGAGTTGGTTACTTCCTATTCTCAGGCTATACAACAGATTATAAGTACACCTATCCACAAAATCAGGAGACTGGGTATGTGGACATTGTATGCTCGGATGCATTTAGGCTCATGCAGCAGGCTGGGATCGTGGGCGTTACAGATGCTACAGCAGGGCAGGATACTGGCACACGCATAGGCAAGATCCTAGATCAGGTTTCTTTCCCTACTTCGATGCGTACGATCGACACAGGAAATACCACGTGCATAGCCGATCCTGCTACTTCACGAACAGCCCTAGATGCGATCAAAAACGCCGAGTTCTCTGAGCAAGGCGCTTTCTATATCAACACCGCCGGAACTGCCGTATTTATCAACCGCACAAATGTGATTAAAAAATACGGTGAAACACCGATCGAGTTTAACCAAAGCGGCGGTATTCCTTACACAAACCTAACCTTCGCTTTTGACGATAAACTTATTATCAACTCATCAACTATGACTCGTTATGGCGGCACAGCCCAGAACGCTACCGATACGGCTTCAGTAGCCAAGTACTTCCCACACCAGTTGAACCAGTCGAACTTGGTTCTCCAGACCGATGCAGATGCCCTAAATGTGGCAAAGATATATGTG